TTTGCATAGTCTACTGCGCGCTCCCACAAATTGGGATCCATTTGTTTGATATAGTCGGAAAACAATGTATTGAATTCCATAATTGCTTGCAATACATTTTGTTCGTAATTCTCGTAGTCTTCTGGTTTCATACTTTTTTCCAAGTGTTAAGTTTTAATTTTGCTTCAAGACCATTGCACGAATTGATCTTCATGATATCCACTAACTCAATCGGAGTGTGTCCTGCTAGAACCATATCATTGATATCTTTCTCTTTGATTGTTTCTGGCCAGACAACAATATCTCTCTTCGCATCAATCATGTTTTGCATTCGATTGACTACCGCATCATTGCGGGGTTCGTTATCAATTGCAAAAATGATTTTTCTCCCCCGTATCGCCTTGGGTATGCATCCTGTATCATTGATGCCAACCATAGCGACACAATTAGGAATGAAAAGAGAGTCCAACGGGCCTTCGACAACAAATATTGTTTCCGAATTAAACTCTTGCTCGAGCCCGTACCATAAGCGTTCAACATCTTTGTCCAACTTTATTGTAATGTAACGCAAATGATGATCCTCAAGGGTTCGTCCTTGAACACCTATTAGTCCACCCTTCGCATTGAAGATAGGAATAATAAGTCGTTTGTCCTTTGGTACACTAGTTGCAGTCGGATCTATTTCTTTTAACCAAGCATCAAAGTTTTCGACATAGTACAAACGAGGATAGGCAGATTCAGGAATCTTTCTAGTCCTCACATATGCTACACACATATGATTTTCTTCAAGAGTATCAAGTCTTTGAGCAGTACCCATGTCCTTACGGAATACTGGTTTCTCAAACACGAACTCAGGTTTCTTGTAATTAGAATGTCCAGTTTCTCCTTCCTTCCAACGATCAAGCGAATACTGCTTGCAGAGTGAAGGAGAAACAATTTCTAGAAATCTATAAAGAGTATGAGATGCACCACAATTGTGGCAGCAAAAGAACATGTCATTTTTCTTAGCGAAAAGATAACCACGCGCTTTTGACTTACTCTTTCCAGAGTCGCCACAAAGTGGACATCTAAAATTGGCAAGATTCTCCTTCTTCCACTTGAACTTGTCAAGCATAGGAGAAACTAAACCAATGAACTTTTTATCAATTAGTAGAGACATTCTTTGGGGCAAGACCAGTCATTGTGCGGTTCCACCAAGACTCCCACTCTGGAAGATCTTCGTCCCGAACAAACGGAAGAGCAGCATGACGCTCATCGAATGTGCGGGTATCCATGTCACGAATAAATTGAACTTGCTTGTAACTAATATCTTCAGTTTTCTTCATTGTTTATTTTCCATGAACTAACTTGTTGACGATAAGAGTCTCTACTCTTTTTAAACTTGGAATCGAACCCTTCGACTCCTACATCGTCTTCATTACCAGTACCAATCAATCCATTCTGTGCAGATTCCTCTACATCATACAGTTTCATCTTGGATCGGTTGATACCCACTACGAATTTACGCTTCGTAGCAAGATCATTATAGCGGTTCTTCAACTGCTTGACAAGTATGTGTCCCTGTTTATCTAGATCCTCATTGGACATAATAGCAAACATGAAGTCTGCTGTTGCAGGCAAACCAAACGACTCCGAAGTATCTTCAAGATTTACATCTGAACTTGAGTATCCAGTACGATTTGTTTGAGTTGCAGTAAAGATAGGAACATTCTTTTCTACAGCAAGACCGCGTAATTCTTCTGCGATTGCTTTAATGTAAGTATAAGAATTAACACTACCATTATTCTTATAGCGAGATGAAGCACAGATGTTCAAGTAATCTATAAAGATAATGTCTGGTACAAACTTACGCTTCAATTGGAGTTCATCAATCAAATAACGGAAATGATTTGCACTAGCGGATGCGGTAGGATACTCCTTGATAATTAACTTACCTTTGATACGAGCATTCAGTCTGTTTAACTTTGCTTCGTATGCTTGCTTTGGAAGTTCTTTGAGATCATCCAAAGTAGTATCCATGAGATTAGCATCTATGCGTTCTGCAATTCGTTCTTCTGCCATCTCACATGTAATGTACAACACATTCTTGTTCTGTGCAAGACAATTCGCAGCATGGTGACACATGAACAACGACTTACCGACACCAGTACCCGCGAGAATAACATTTAGAGTTTTCTGTGGTGTACCACCGTTTGTAATATCATTGAAATACTGAAGATCAAACGGAATACGATGCTCTATCTTGTGATAGAAATCATATCGCTTCTGTCCATCCTCAAGGTAATCGTGTCCAACATGGGTATCAAAAGACACAGCAAGTGCTTGAGATAGAATATCAGGCAATGCTGTTGTAGTCTTTGACTTTGATTTACCTTCAATAATGTGAATAGATTCTAGGATTGCATTGTATATTGCTTTATCCTGACAAAACTTTTCTGTCTTGTCAACCAACCACTCCTCGTCTTGAATAGAAACAGCAGAGAAATCCTTGAGTCGTTCAGTCAGTTCATCAAACTCCTTTTGGGTGAGTTCATTGCTGTTCTGAAGATCAATAGTAATAGCATCGACCGATGGTGATGCATTGTACTTTGAAATGTATTCTCTTACTGTTTTGAACAATAACTTTTCAGATTTGGTCTGAAAGTATTCTTCCTTGATGAAGGGAATAACCCTTCGCATGTATGATTCATTGTCTAATAGATTTTTGAAGATGATATCTTCTAACGAACTCATTACTCACCTTTTTCTTCTTGACCGTAGCAGAATTGTTTCTTTGCTGCTTCATCAAGTCTTGTCATTACTTCTTTAGTGAAATACTTTTCGGGGTTTTCGATGATATTCTTTTCAAAGCAAGTGCTACCATCAGGAAGTTCAATGCGAGTTGAAACCTTCTTGAATATACCACTTTCTAGAGCAAGGTCAACAAGGCCGTAGTACCTATCAAGTCCACTATCATAGCGTACCAATACATCAACGACTTGGTTTTCTTTCGTAAACCTTGCTTTGTATAGTTTGCAATGAATGATGTTACCAATTACATCACCTTCTGTATTCTTTTCTTTCTTCTTTGAAAGATATACGATGGTAGATGCAGCGTACTTAAGACCAGAACCACCACCCATTTCCTTTGTAGGAACATATGCACCTACAACATCATATGTGTGATTGGTCATTAACATAGGAATCTTTGCGACTCCAAGTTTAATGGTTAGAACTCGGAAGGTAGACTTGACAACCTGTGCGCGAGTCATATCACGAACATTCTTACCCTCTGCCGTATCATTCATTTCTTTCTCTGTTGACAACATTCCAAGAGAATCAAGAACAATAAACATTGGTTTACGATCTGCTTCCTTCATCTCCAAGCACTTGTCTACAATCGTGATTGCCTGTCTGCGGAACTCTTCTACAGTTGCTACGGGGAACACCGCGACTCGCTTTGGATCGACTCCACGCTCCTTGAACATCTCAGAGGTAACTGCTTGTTCCGAATCAAAGTAAAGAACAACACCTTCGGGATTGTCATCCAAGAATCGCTTTACGATTCCCAAAGTAAAGTAAGTCTTACCTGTTGCAGATTCTCCTGCAATAGCAACAATCTTGTTATCTGGCATTCCCTTATACAGACTTCCCGAAAGAAGTGCATTCAGAATATAAGAACCAGTATCAACATGTCCACTTACATCGCTACCATCCAATCCATCATCTACTGTTGATGCGTATTGGTTTCCCGATGCTTTAATAATATCAGTTAAAAAGTTCATTGTCATCTCCCATAAGCGATTCTAATGTCGCATTGTTATTGAGTGTAATTATACCATTGTTTTTAGAGAAACACCAAATGTTTTCTATAAAATCTTTTGTCAAAAATTCATTCAATCCTGTTTCCATTTTCTTTGGACGCTGCTTGATACGCATACCAATTTGTCCCAAGAATGAGGCATTCAATTCATCGCCCATAAAATCTACGAGTTCATCGCATGTACGGTATCTTGTACCTTTGATTACGGGATCCATAATATTAACAAATACAAATCCTTTATCTTTGATTACAGGCCATACTTTGCGTAGCATGGGGAAGAAGAAACCTTCTCTCCACTTGTCGTATTCATTGTATCTTGACCACGATTGATCTTGTTCGTTTTCTCCACCTTTATTATAAAGTTCTGTGGAAAAATACGGAGGAGATGTAAACATACAATCAACACCACGGGGTGGACAGATTGCAATCCAATCCACATCTTCTGCGGGTTTTCGGAAAAGAGTAACTTGTTTCTTTCCACTACAATAAAAGTAATTATCCGCTTCGTGAATGTATGGATTGTTACATCCTAGTTGCTTCTCGTACCAAATGCACTGTTTCTTGTACATTTCAAATACATTTTCATTCGGATCGCATCCATAAAATTCTTCCGCATTTGAAGCATAGAATCCCGCAAGACGATCTCCCCATCCGCAACTGGTATCCATTACAACTTTTGCATTTGTTATTTGATAAATTGATTTTGCAACATGTGGTTTAAATTGAGTTGCAACATATGCACCAAGACGGAAAGAACCTCTCCAGTTATGAAGTCCAACTTGAGTATTTCCCAATCTCCAAAATGTATAATTCATCTTTTGAAGAAGTGCTTCGTCTTTCCAAATTTCTAGCGGAGCAGCAAACCCATATGATCCACATGAAAGACGATTCTCTTGTTGAAAAAAATTACTAACATCATTGTAGTAATGACCAAACTGAATCAACCCAAATCCATATTCATTAAATGGATATCTGTAATCGTCGTACTTTTCCAGTACATCCCGTTGCTTCAATGCTTCTCCGCTGATTATAAACTTATTACAATCATCAGCACAGAACTTTTGAAACTTGTTTACAACTTCTGATTCTTCAATCTCACGAAATGGAAACTTTGGTTTCTCCGTTACAATATAACGAGCAAGCGCATCCTTGATGTCTTGCTTCTTGTAATTTTCATTCATTTCCCTCCACTTATCAGGAGGAATAATCGGTAAACCATTTTCGTCTGCGTACAATTTTAATTCATCAACAAGATCAAGCAAACAGGGATTCAAGGGTTTGTTCCTTTTCTATTTTCCATCCAATCGCGTCTAGGATGGTCTTGAGTGGTTCTACGAAGGAAACTTCAAATTGTTTGTTGAAGTCTATAAATCTATCTAGGTCAAACTCCTTCGGAAGTTTGCCTGGAAATGAAGCAACTCCTGCACCAAATGGATTTGGTTCTTTGAGATACACAAACTTAATCTTTTCACCATCACGAACCAGTGAATACTTCTTTTGAAGATTATTCTTGCGTATAAAGTGATTATACAGCAGAGATCCCTTTACTGCAATAGGAGTCGATTTACGATAGATGTTTGTACTATCTGCGTACTTATCCATTCCATTGCATCCTCGGGGAAATGCAATGTCTTCTACAGGACTCTTGTTAAATTTAGTTTTAAATACATCGGTATACTTGATTAGTTGTTCTTCATTACCATTTAGAATAATTTCAATGCAATCTGCAAGAGCATTACGCACAATTTCTGGCGTGGAGGATCTTGCGGTTTCGATACCCATGATCTTTTGTTCTGGTTTCTTTAGAACAACACCATCCTCACCGACGATAACATTCAACATGTAGCGTTTCTTTGCAGTCCAAATACCCTTGTCTGCAATTGCTTCTCGCTTCATGTTCATCTTCTGATCAAAAGCATTCATGATTACTGCAAGTTCATTGTACTTCTTGTCAATAAATGGTTGAACTGCTTTATCACAAGCATTCAACAAGAACTTAATAATCTTTTCATTGTTTGTTTCATTTGGCAAAACCGTGGTGACAAGCGTATCCATTCGCAAGTAGATACTATCAGTATCGCTTGCAATCACATAATTCTCGTCCTTCGTACCCACAGTTTGATTCATGTATTCATTTAGATACTTTTCAATCCAACGAATGGACAATTGACCAGAAATGGTAATTGCTTCTGCCATATCAAGATTATAATATCGGAAGTATTGATTTCCGATTGCACCGAATGCAGAATTCAATTGAATCTTACGAGCAAGTTGGAAGTTGTGATACTTTGCAATCTGCTTCTTGAGATGAGTCTTTTCTTCGTTCGATGCTGTTTCGGGAAGAGTTTTGAGTTGTGCTTTACACTCCAACATCTTCTTCTTGTAAATCTTTCGCTCTTCGTACAAGGTGTGCATCAGATGCGGCAGGAATCCTTGCTTCTTTTTGGAATAGGTTGTTCCGTTTGCTGCAATTGAAAGATTCTTTGCTTTGTATTCTTGAAGGAAAGTATTTGTTACTTGTCCATTTGTCAGTACACCATCGGGACTGATGTATCCACGCTTACCGTCTACCGTAAGGGTTTCGGGAGAGATGTTGTATTGCATGATAAGATGCGGATACAAACTATCCAAGTCGAAGGACACCACCCACTTGTGCATACCCACATCTGGTTCTTTTACATATGCACCTTCAAATTTATCATCCTTCTCACCCGACTTCTTCATTGGAATTACAATGTTTCGTGAATTGAGATGGTGATAGATGATCTGATCCCATGTACGAACCTGAGAAAAAATATCATTATGGTTTACCTTTGCAGAATATGCAATTCGCAAGGCAAGTTCCATAAGACGAAGTTTCTCTTCAAGACGAACGACTAGATCGACATCCTTGACATTATACTCAATGAACTTCTGAAAGTTCTTGGTATAGAAGTCACTAATACTTTCGTATTCGGAATAGGAAGTCTTGCGTTCACCTAGTTCAACATACGCAATGTGATCTAGTTTGTAGGATTCGCGGTTTACGAATGTAAGTTTGCGATAAAGATCAAAGTAATCAAGTGTAGAAATACCAACAAGATCATAC